TGCCGAGGTAATACTCCTTGACTTTGGAGCACAAGGTCTTGATGCAATCACCGTTCGTGATGTCATCAGCGACGCCGCTATGCGCGGCATGGTTTACAGAACCATGCGTGAGCAAACCTTCCGGCTTATTGACGCCGTTGCCGCTCACGAATGCCGTGCCTTCGGCCACGCCGAACTGCTCGATGAAGTCACTGTTAATCTCAGCCTCAAGGTTGAATGTCGGATCCTCGACATCCCATCGGCTAATGTCCACGAATGCCGCCAACTCGTGTGTCGGGATTTTCTCTAGCCCGAAGGTGATACCTGTCTGCTCGGTTCGTGCGGCTACTTCGCCGACCCATGCGGCAGAGAGTGCCCCGGTCTTCTTCGGAACCTGTATCTCCGAGGCGCTCGTGCTTCGAACAGTCGCTATCTCACGGATAGGCGAGTATTCCACGACATTGCGTAGAATCTCAGCCTCGACTACCGGCGGAGCAAAAATCCCGCCTGTGGTCGCGTCGGTCACGGTCATATCCTTTGTCTCCATCAGTTGCTTGTACTCGTCCGGGATAATCCCGGTCTTCAAGCTCTCATAGAACAAGGATTTGATACGCTTGGACTCAGGATCGCCGGAGCCAATCGGAGGCCGTACCTTCTCAACCTGCATTACGTCAATCCGCTTCTCCAGAGCCAGGCGATCCGCGTCTATCTTCTCTTGATACTGCTTGAACTCAGCCTTGCTGATGATTCCGCCTTCCATCTTCTCATGGTAGCCGCGAATCTCATGTACATGCTTGGTGAGCTCATCTATGGTCTTCTGGTCTACATTTACGTTAGCTACTTCCGGCATTTGCCGTCACCTCACTATCTAGTAATGTCAATTCCTCCAGCAAGTGCGAGAGATCGAGCGGCTTGCCGTCGTCTGTCTGCGGCTCCCCGGGCGACTGAGTGTCATCTGACGGCTCAGTCGTTTTGAGGAGTGCGGTTATCGCTTCATGCGCCTGCTTCACAAGCCCTGGATTTTTGAGCAAAGCAATATTTATGTACTGCCCATTTGCTCGAACCTGAGCCTGCTCACATGCGCTTAATGCCTTGTAAAGTGCAGTCTCGAAGATGGACTTGTTCTTCTCATGCTCGCGTACCCACGCGACCGCCTCCGCGACTGTCCAATCACATTTAGCCATTTTGATGCCTCCAAACGTACCAAAGCAAAAAGCCTTCCCGAAGTATCCAGGAAGGCTCCCGCTTGGTATGAGATTAGAAAGTAACTCTATTTACCGGTTAGATTCCTTATATGCATTTGATTGTGCCTAGCCCGACTTACAATCTCCAAATTCTCAGGTCTATCATCAAGAGTTTTACCATTCTTATGATGTACAATCTCCGTCAGGAGTAAGGGCCTCCTTATTAGACCTTCCATCACAACCCTTGATCGAAGCCTATATTTACTTCCAATTCTCAAAAAGGCTCGACCTTGGCGGATTGTTATACCGCCTTTCCATTTAGGATGCCGCTCACCCGAAATCTCTGGTCGGTTCTTGCCTTTGCAATGAAGGTTCGTTCGCCCCTTAGTGCCTCGCATATTCTGTTTTGCTTCTTCGCTCTTCGGCTTTCCTTTCAGTGCTTCACTTATTCTTCTCTTGTGCTCCTCCGTGAATCTCATGGGATGCTCCTATTTGCTTGATAAGAGTATTATACCATTTAAGCACAACTCTTTTCAAACAAATAGGACTGCGCTACCATTGAGCCTTCCTGGCCCTCTGGTGGGCTTTTGAGCTTGCCCATGACCGCCTTGATGCCCTTCGAGGCAGAGATCGTCACGGTGCGGAATGAGCCTTCGACAAAGGCATCGGGGTTCTTGACCCGCACACGGATATATTCGTCCGTGACCTCCGGCTCCGGCTTGAACTCCTCCGGGCCAGCTTCTTTGATTCCCTCTACTCCTGCGAGCAGGTTTGCAGGGAACGTGACAAGCGACCATTCCCAAAGCCGAAGCTCCAGGAGCTTGCGGACTGCACCCTGGAACTCTTGCTTAACTACATCGTAGCCGATGGACAGCCCCTTAATCGCGCCCTGCTTCACCAGCGCGTAAGCCTCACGCCCGCGCTGAGTGTTCAAGTTCAACTGGCCTTTGACATAGAGGCCATGCTCATCCTCGAAAGCATCCATCTCGATGCCGATAGGCTCGCGGTAATCATGTTGCCAGAGGATCGGCCTAGATTTGTTCTCCTTGAGCGTCTTTTTGAACGCGCCCGGTATGATAGCATCGCCCACCTCATCGAGGGCGAACGCAGCAGCATGGCCGTCAAAGCTGCCCTGTTCGTCGTCTAGTTCTTTGATCTCAAATCTGAATGTCCTTTTATCCATTTAGATCACTCCCCGCCAAACAAAAAGCCCTGACCCACTGAGATCAAGGCTTCCGTTGGTATTGGATTCTATAATGCTGTTATCTATCCGGCATACGCCTCGCTAATCACCGGTTCCCAATCGCAACGACAGTTCGGATGTACGAGGTCAAGTGCAGCACCCATCGGCACCCGCGTTCCGTTCATAGCCGCGCACTCATCGCAGCAGTCCGGGGAGGCCACAAAGACCATAAACTCCTCGAACGGTTCTGCTACCCCGGCCTCGGCAGCCAGGCGGTTAGACTCCTGATAGACACTCCGCGCTCCCTCGATCTGCGCCCGCGCCGCTTCCGTCCGTGCGATCATCTCAGCGCGGTATGGCGTCGCCTGGCTGCCCAGAAGCTCATCTGCGAGAATCCTGTTCCGAAGTTGCGGGATAGATTCCCCGGCCTCCATGCCCTCCGCCATAATGTCCCTGAGCCGAGCCGCCGTCGTGTCATTTATATCCTTGATGCGGTCGAAGGTATACCGCTCAATGAACTCGCGCACCTTCGGATTCGATACGTCAAACGCGCCGACTATCCCCAGGGCCTCCGCCCGGCCTGCCGCCAAGCTCCCGCCGTTCGTGAAAAACGCTTCGACATGTGGCTGGAGTTGCTGCGCCATGAGCTTATCCCATTCGGCACGGTCGAATAGCTCATAGGTAGGCAAAGGCATCCTTACCTCCCGATGCCATTATAACTTGCTGCGGGTCGAATGGAATAAAATCCCTCCCAATTGGACAAGTGGTTGCTTCAGGACATTGTAAACAAGCCTCTTTGAGAGTCTCATGGTCTACCGCGCCAATCGCCACGCACAAATTCCTGTTAAACGGATCGCTAGACTTCACAGACATAGTTACTCCTAGCCTCCCTTTTCCAGATTCCTAATCACTTCGCTTCTTTGCGCCTCGAGCAACGGCCTGACTGCCTCGGCAAACCGATGCTGGCTCGGCGTCATAGCTGGTAGTACGCCCTTCACGCCATGCGGCCCCGCGCCGCCCATCAGTGTCAAGCCCGCCGCCGCGATTGGTACGAGCGTATTCGGCACCAGGATTCGGTCATGTTCCTCGCCGTCAAGTTCCCCGAACCCGACTTGTAGGCGCTTCTCGTTTACCGTGAGCCAATGTGCGTTTTGAAGCCGTGTGTAAAGCGCAGTCTGATCCTCCTGCAATGCCTCGATATTATCGCGCCTGTAGCCGAACGCTAAATCCTCGCCATAAGACCGCGCGAGCCACCAGGTCAGTTCTGCCAACACGAAGTCGAGGAGCGGCAGCACCGTCTCCTGGTAGAGCGCCTTCCGCGCTTCTGCATAGTTTGAGTAGGTCTTATTCGCCGAGTCGCCGATTAACTCAGGCGCGACATTGAATACCTTGCAGATGTCACGAGTACTAAAGATTTGGCTACCCTGCCACTCCATCTCCGCAGGGGTAAGGCCGGTCGAAACCCAAGTCACGCCGCCTTCGAGCAGGAGCGGCCTACCTGCGTTGGCCGAGCCGGAATACCGCTCCATGATCTGTTGCCGCAGCCGCTCGAACTGCTCCGGCCCTAATTCGCCGTCCATCGTAAATCCGCCTGGTGGACGGGCGCTGTTGTTCAGGAGCCAGAAGTTCCACTCGCGGCCCCTGTTCCCAATGTCTGCCGACCGCGCCGCCGCCTGCATCGGAGACAGCCCGTAAAGCTCGTTTAGCGGGTTGAAGAACGGGACTTGCAAGACCTCCTCCGGCGTGAACATCTGCTGGCCTTTATCAATGTTGTAAACATAGCCCGCTATCGGGTTCTTGGCATCGCCCTCTTTGACCTCGACGTAATCAGGCCGCAGCAGATACAACTCCTGATACTGTGGCTGTCTGGTATTCGGCGCAGCGCGATATGGGTATGCCGTGCCTGCCAGCAGCAGATATGAGATCAGCCGCTCGATGAATCGCGGCCCTGAGAGTTGCGGGTTTGGCCTACGGAGCAAATCTACGAGCGGGTGCTTCTGTACCGGCTCGATCTGCCCATCGCCCTTATGCTGCATCAGCAGGATCGGGATACCTGCGCAGGCCATGCTAATTTCGCGCACGCAGGCATAAACATCCGGGTTCTGAGAATAGCCTTCCCTAGCGTAGGCAGCATAGTTAGCACTCATGCCGCCGGTCTGCGCGGATATGAGCATTGTCCGAAGTTCCTCAGTCAAGTCATAGCCTAATGATTTTAACGCCCATCGGCGTAGCCCTTTTGTCAGCCAGTTCATGCGCCCTCACAAAGACCTGATATTCGGCTGTGGTTTTGCAGGCTCAAGCATCAACTCGGTGATCGCCCACACCAGAGCGTCCATGCGATTGGGTGATGGGTCCCCGGGAATCCAAAGACATTGCTCATCTTCCAACGCAAGGAACGCGCCGACATGATGCCCTCGGCTTTGCTCATATATCGCAGCCACAGGCTCGGCCCGCGTCGCCTTGCCGCGTGATGCGTGTACTAATTTAACTCTCACAGTCGGGTCGGCGGTGTGAATGGTTAGCTCAACCATCTCGCCGCCGTTGTTCTGCTCGGCTATGATGCTATCAGCACCAAACCGCTCATATGCCCCGACAGCCCGCGTTGCCCATGCCAACGGTGAACCCTGCAAGCTCTCATCGGCTAGGACATACGCTTGATCGCCCGCTCTGCCTGCAACTATAATCCCGGCCTCGTCACCCGTACTGGTAGCAGATGGGTCAATTGCTACGACTATCCTATCGAGGTCAGGTGCTTTGGTTACCCGCGCCGCCTCAATGATCTCACGTGTCCACAATGCGCCCGGCGCTTCGTCAACGTCCTCAGCCAGTATCTCCATCCGATAGGCCAGCGCCGTCATATCGAGGGCAAGCCCATCAAGTGCCTCAGCACTGATATGTGGGTTATCGCCGCTTCGGAAGTGGAACGTCGCCCAGCGTCCGGTCGTATCCGCCGCCGCTCGCTTGAACATCTTCGCGGCGTGCTGCGGATCGCGGGCCTTACTCACACTCCGGCTGTGCAGGCTTGGCGGCGTGTAAATAAATACCGCGTCACCGTCTTTGTCGAGCAGCATCGGAGCGCCGACTAGCTCCCAAGCGTCCTCGTCCATCAACTGCCACTCGTCGAGGATCAGCACATCGGCATAATCGCCTCTGAGCGTGTCAGCGTTCCAAGCCGTCTTTGCGCGTATTCGCTGCTCAGTACCGACCCGCTCGATCGAGTGCCGCGTCTCGTTCTTGGCGAAGATGCCGGCCTCGATGGGTTCAGCCAGCGCCCGCGTGACCTCCGCCCAAAACCGTTCTACCTGGTCAATCGTAGGCGCGGCGTATAAGATACGGCGGCCCTGGAGGAACTCCTCTACTGCAAGAACGGCAACGCCGAAAGTTTTCCCCGATCTTCTCCCCGCCCGGACTACCTTACGTTTGGCCTTAGAGTCCTTGAACTCCGCCTGATGCTTGTGCGGCTGGCGCAGGTGGATACTATATTCAACCGCGCTTGCTATCGCCATACAGCACCCGCAGAATCACTTCGCCCTTAGCGCCCGTGCCCTCTAGCACCTCAGCTAACGGGCCTTCGAGCCTGCCAAGAAGCTCCTTGATGACCGTCCCATTGCCCTTGATGAAATTGATGCAGAGCGATTCGGCCATGAGATCGGCATACCTGCGCCTTTCCTTATCTCGCGGGCAGGGTTCCCGCAGCAGACGCTTAACAGCGGACATGAGATTGACTGTGCCCTTGCCGCGCCCGTTCAGATTGCCGGAATGACCCTTGGCAAACTGTCCGTTCTTCTCCCTGTTTTCAACCTGATTACCAGGTTCGTCCATGTCGCTCAATCCGCCAATCGTGCTATATCCTCATCATTGATTATCTCAGGCAAAGGGAAGATTCTCTTGGGATCACCCCTTGTAGAATACCAGCACATTCTGGTGAGTCTTGCCTAACTTGCGATATGCCGTGAATTGCTTCCCTATGCGGATCGGCAATGAGCCGATTGGCACGAGCTTATCGTGAGCGCAATATACAGGTATCCCAGATGCTAGTGTCTCGGCCATAGTCATTAAAAAGAGCGGGCTGCCGAGCAAGGCCCAGCAGCCCAAGTGTCCTACGGGAGGTAGGAGCAAGGAGAAAAAGATGTCTCTATAAGTAATACCACGGCGGCAGGCGAAAAAGTAAACCTATTTGCCGAAAATATTTTTGCTTCAACTCAAAATTTATTGCATCATGCTCAAATCCCGATACTTCGCCGGGTTCTCCGATCGCTTACAGGGCCGCGCCTTGCAAATCCGATGGATCAGCTCCACATACACATCCCACAGGCCGTAGTATTTACACATATCATAGCATTTCAGCAGGCGGACTTCCGCCCGCAGAAGATGTCCTCGGACGGCCTGCTTCGTGATCCCCAAGTCGGTGCCTATCTCCTTGTAAGTTGCTCCTAGTATCCGACGCTCCCAGACCGCCTGCTGCTGCTGCGTGAGATTCGCCATGTGGCCTAGACCGATTAGTTCGCTGATTTGGAGCGTGGCATCGTCGAGCTCGCCGGCAAAGGGGAGTTCGTCGAGCGAGACAGTAGAATCCTCATGTTCGGTGATCTTGCGGCGGAGTGCGGCTTCGGTATAGAGGCCAGTCCTGCCTAAGAGATTGCGAGAACGTAGGAAGGCATTGGATTCAGCTTCTGTAGCCTCAATTTTCGTCACCTGCATGGCCGCGAGTGGTACGATCTCCCGTGCTTCGAGTTCGCCGCTGCTGACACATGAGTCCACCCACGAAACTAAAACCATCCGCTGGTTCTGCGTTGCCATTAGCCAGGTTCCCCTCCAGATCAACTAAATTGGCCTAGCCGTGCCCTTAGCTAACTATGCTGCGCTTGCGGGTTACTGTACTGCTTCGTATGGAATCTTCACGCCGAGTGCCCATCCAGCGCGGGAACTCCACTGTTAGCAGCCATCACCGCACCTCAAGATCAGTGGGGGCGGAGGATAGGCTTGCTTGACCGGAGTGCCCGTTTAGCCAAGCGGGTTTTACGGGCTTGCAACTTCCGCCTTCAGCCGCCGCCGCCCCCCGAAGAAAGGAGATTGGAGCAAAGAGTCGTACACTTTCATTCTTCCCTTGCACTCTACCACATCCGGCAACCTTTGTCAACCTTAATTTTTTAGTTAGCAAGCGAACGCCAGCCATTTATGTTCACAACGCCTATTTTCGCCGGGGGTATTGACATTGTTTCACACACAGCCTATAATGGGTATGTTGGTAGCGGAAGGAGGTGACACGAGCGATGGCAACGGACGAAAAAAAACAAAAACTCTCCCCTGGTACACTCAGGCTATTGAGTGAATACCATGAGTTGTGGCGACGAGTCTTTGATGCGATCTACAGTGATCTAGCCGATCCATCACAGACTGGTTATGATTTTGATGCTCTAGATATTGCTCGCGAGATCGTGCCTCGACCACACGTTTTCGGGGATGCCTGAGACCCTCCACGCCTGCCGGGTCCTCGGACTGCGGCAGACGCCGGGGGTTAGCCGGAGGAAGGAGCATCGAGATGCCATACGAAGATCACGACGGCCACAGTATGCAGTATGTCGAGGGCGACACCGTGAGGGCCACATGCTATGACTGCGATCACACCATGATGGTGCCGGCCGGCACCATTAAGATTCAGCCAACGGTCACATTCCCGTGCCCGAAATGTGGCGGCACAAACTGGCAAGTTGACATCGAACAATATGATGATGAGGAGGCATAGCCATGACAAGAACAACCAATGCGTCACAAGAGATTGTCGCAGTCTACTGCGACCCTGTGACAGAACACGACCTTGAGGGTCACGCATCGTTGGTGCGTCGGGTTAAACAGTACGCAGATGAGCCAGTAGACGAAACTCACCACCTGGAGTGCTGGATGGTGCTGTTCCCAGGCGACATCGAGTATCCCGTTCAGCGCTGGGTGAAACGTCCGAACAAGGAGGCACAGCAATGAGTCGAGGTTGGAAAAGAAAGTATAGTGCGGTACAATTGATTAGCCACTATACGCTGACGGGAGTAATACAGGCAGCCACAGAGAGACTTGTCGTGTCAAAAGCCCATTTTGCCGCGAGGGAATTTGTCGGAAAGCAACTTACTAAGGCCAATCGTGCAAATGAGGATTGGGCCTTCGCGCAAAGTGGAAGGGCAACGACGGCTAACGCTTGGTTGCTCTGCAATGCTATCTCTCGTGCAGAGTCTAGCATCCAAGCAATCCTGGACTGTCACCGACATCGTTTCGGCGATGCAATTGTCAGAAGATTGGAGGCACAGCCATGACCAAGCTACCAGCACCATCACAGAGACGACCCAGGCCGCCCGTGTGCGCCAAGTGGACGCCTGCGTTCCAACTGAAGGTGCGCCTGGCCGCCGAGACAGCGCGGATGACGCTTGGTGAATACATCTACCTCGCGGTTAAAGAGAGGCTGGAGGCTGAAGAAGAATACGCCGCTCTCTTGGCGCGGGAGGCAGATTTGTCTTGACCCGCCCATATGAAAGCCCTCCCCAGCTTCATGCGAGGAGGGCTGTTTTTTTGCCTGGGGCTGCGTATAGTCCTGTTGTCTCCGTGCACAGAGCAGGAACACGACCGAGGCCGAGTTTCAGGCAACCCCAGAAAGTCCAGCCAGTGCGCCTAGCCGGACCCAAGCCATTATACCACATCCTCGGCATTCCCCCACACCTCGGCGTGAGAGCGTGTTCTTCCCGCGGCTAAGTCCTCCTCAGCCTTTGCTAGACCCCGCCGAGATTCTGGCGAAACCTCGATTGCTAATGTTTCCATTAAACCTGGCGTCAAATCCTCCACGCCACACGCCTCTCGCCAACAAGCATCACAGACTGCACCTTTCCCGGCTACTCCACCTTCTCGTGCCAATTTCTCATTCCTGCAAGGTGGCCTGCTGAACATGAACACGTCATACGGACATGAAATACGAGTCCGCAACTTCCGCAGGATTATCTCGAACCTTTCCTTTGGTAATGTTACTATTCTACACATCAGCTATCTTCAATCCTAGCATCCCCCGCCGCTTCTGTCAATGCCGCCTTCTCGCACGCCTCAAGCCAGCAAGCGTCACATTCTTCGCGCTTGCCGATTTGGCCTAGCTTCAAGTCCTTAACGGCTCCGCAGCCACGGCCATTACACCAGAGAGGCGCATCAGAGAATACCTCACCGGGACAACGATGACGGTCTCGCAGTGCCGTTAGAGCGGCCGTCACTATCTCCCTCGGCACCCCATCGCCTTGCTCCAGCAGCCGCGCCCGGCGTTCGACATCATCCCTGCACCGCTCATCTGGGACCCGCGAGGTGGAAAACAAATGGCACTTGTTAAATGTCCTCTCAAAACTCAAGCAATCTTCGCACTTCATGCCTCACGCTCCTTTCTTGGCGGCCACTCCGTGACAGTGAGGCCGTTAACCACCTTCATTAGCCGCTTCTTCAGCCGGTATACCGGCGTCCGAATTGCCTTCACATCCTCGATGTGGAGGATCCAATTACGCGAAAAGTCCTTCATGCCGTGTGGTGCTTCGTACTCGAAATCTGCGGCGTAGGTGCAGACCTTCACGCCAGCAATCACGATGTCGTACTTGGGATGCACCACCAAGTCTCTAATCTCACCTGCCCTCTCCATGAGCCATAGCTCGTTATACCGCGCCGCCTCCAGCTTTGAGTCGAAGGTGATCCCGTCCACCACGGTTTTGATGTTGCGGTACTTCGGTCGCTTCAACTTGCGCTCCTCAGCCAAGAACTGCTTGCGTGTCATAGCGTTTTTCACTTCGCCGCCTCCTTCTTCTTTCCTAGCTCCAGAAGGCCCTGGTAGAGTATAGGCATATACTTCCGCGCCTTCCGACCCACCGCTCTGTCCTCATCATGTTCTCGCAGTTCGCGCTCAAACTTGGCCCAAAACTCCGCGTCCTCCTCGCTGAGCGGTGTAGCCATGTGCTCTTTGAGCCATGCCAACGTCTTACGACTTCGCTTGCTCAGTCGCATCCCCAACCTCCTCCCTGTCCACCGCCACGCACCCCTCCGGCACGGCGCGTTCGCACGACGAGCAAATGGTATGCCGTGCCATTGCCAGGACTTCACGCTTCATCTCACGTGCGCCGGGG